CGCAAGCGGTCGTGGCGGCTCTGGCAGTGCCGGACACTAATACCAGAGTGCGGCTCCGCACTAACAAAAGGAGACAGGGCGTGGATGTTATGTCTGCGCCCTGTTTTGGAATGAGGAAATATGTCTACTGTCTTATATGATCCGATAAAGGCAATGGCAAAGGTGACGGATTCTGTCATTGTGGCCTTTTCCGGAGGCAAAGAAAGTGTTGTCACACTGGATTTGTGTAGTCGATACTTCAAAAACATCAAAGCGTTTTTTATGTATATTGTGCCAGACCTGTCTTTTCAGGAAAGAACAATGGAATGGTACGAAAAACGCTACCAGATTGAAATCATGCGCATCCCACACATGGATGTGTGTGAGTTTTACCACTATGGCAGTTTTCGCCCTGGCGACCCGTCTTTTCCCATCGTATCCATCAATGATATTTACAAGTGGGTGAGACTGGAAACAGATACATGGTGGATTGCCGCAGGTGAAAGAATAGACGATTCTATAGTCCGCAGGGCCATGATGAAGAAATCCGGAAGTATTGACGTGCAGAGGGGCCGTCTGTATCCAGTTTCCGCATGGAAAAAGCGGGAAATCATGGATTATATCAAATTCCACAACCTGTATCTTGGGCAGGACAGCCGGAAACTTGGCTTCTCGTTCTGTTCATTGTGGGGCAAGGAATTATACGCACTGAAACAGTATTTTCCTGATGATTACAGGAAAGTGCTTAACTGCTACCCGCTTGCGGCGGCAGGCGTGAAACGGTGGGAGGAATACGGTAAATAATGGCAAAAAGTAGATACCAGGCATACGATACGGAGACAATCAGCAGGGACATGATCAAAAACGCTCCTTACAATCCCCGTATCATGGATCCAAAAGCCAAAAAGCGGCTGAAACAGAATATTGCCAAACATGGACTGGTTGCGGCCTTGACATGGAACAAGCGCACCGGGAATCTGGTCGGTGGGCACCAGAGGCTTGAACAGCTTGACGCACTGGAAAAGAGCAAGGACTATGATCTGACCGTCTGTGTCGTTGATGTAGACGAGCGGGAAGAAGCCGCCCTGAATGTCCAGTTGAACAATCCATCCATGCAGGGCGAGTGGGACTTGGACAAGTTGGCTAACATTGCAGAAGATTTTGACCTTGATCTGTCGGAAGACCTGGGCTTCACAGAATCCGACATTGATTTCATGTTTGAAGGCGATGACCGCTTTTCTCAGCTTTTTGAAACAAAAGAGGGCGAACACATGCGAGACGCTCTCGACAAGGTAAAAGAGGCCAGAAAAAAGAGCGTCGAAAATCTCAAAGAGCGAAACTCCATCCAGTGGTTCACCACAATTGTTTTTGAAAATGAAAAAGACAGAGAAGCCTTTCACAAGGCTATCTCTGTCCCGAAACATGAGCAGTACATCACAGAAGAGCAGGTGCGGCGGCTGTGCAGATCAGATGACTAACGGCTCCCAATAAAGCCGGTCAAGTTCTGCGTCTTCTTCCTCCGTCTTCGGCTCCGGCAAGATTTCCAGATCATCATAGTTGATGCCAGATTCCCACAAAGACAGCTTGCCTTTAATGGGTATGGGCTTGATGATGCGGGGGTTTTTAAGAATCCAGGCGTATTCCCCATAGGGCATAACGTCCATGTCAGCGGCTTTAAGGTGCTCATGCCTGAAAAGCACGATGTCAGCCAGTTCGACCACACCCAACACATGACCGGGTATAGTCCCCTTGAATTTCTTGGCGCTGCTTGTAATGAGAATGTCCCCTCTATAGTCAGTTTTCCACGACCTGCACTCAACGGTCTTGATGCCGGTGACGATCTTCATTGCATAGATGGGGTGTACGGTTAATGCTTTCATGCTTTATACCTCCTATATTGAATTGTAAATGTAAAAAGCCGTCCCTGAATCATCTTCCTGCCTATTGCCTCTTATGATCTAAAATACCGCTCACAGGTATATGGTTTCAGGCGTTGACACGCTTTCGGCATTTTGTAACGGCTCCACTCTGCATTTATGCGGGCTTGTGACCGCCTACGGCTGCATTAGAGCGCCGGTGTCACTCCGGCATGATATAGGCTGTAATGCGGGCTATACACTCGTCTACAGAGCCGCCCGCCTCCAATTTGCGGCAGATCATAAAGGGTTTAGCTGCAAGCAGGCCACGAATGAACGAGAGTGGCGCTCTGTCAGTCCTGATATACCAGGCAAGCGGGTCAATGATCCTGTCAGCCTCATCGACTCCGTGCTTTTTCATAAGCCGCAATTTTAAGTTCCACATATAGTTATCAATGCGCTCGTAACTCATGGCAAGCCCTCCAAAAAAGTATATAGTTATCTGACACTGTTGATTATAATATAAGCGTGCTTATATTGCAAGCATAAAATTATAGGTATTTTATGGCAAAAGGTTTATACGAAAAATGGCTTGAAAAAGACAATCTTCTACTGCTACAAGGGTGGCGGCGTGACGGCCTTGATATGGCGCAGATCGCAAAAAACATCGGCATAAAGCGCCAGACTCTTTACAGATGGGCAGAAGCACACAAGCCCATAGGCGACGCTTTAAAAAAAGGTGCAGAAGTCTGTCACATAGAAGTAGAAAACGCTCTGTATAAATCTGCTATAGGCTATGACGTGACAGAGACAGAGCAAACAGAGGTCACAAGCCCCGACGGCTTTACTACGATCACGAAAAGGGCCAGGCGGCGACACATCCCGCCAAACCTGGGTGCAATCTGCTTTATCCTCAAAAACCGCATGCCGGACAAGTGGAGAGACAGACCGGAAGTTGTCGATAATAGCGCTGTTGACGTTCTGACCGAGATATTGAACACAACGAGAGCGCAGGCCGTAGAAGCATTTGGAGAAAAAGATGCCGAGAACGACGGGGTTCAGCCCGAAGCAGATGGAGTACATAGCGAAGGCGAACCACAGGTATAACTTTAAGATCGGGGCAGTCCGCTCCGGAAAGTCATATGTAGACATAGCGCAGGTCATACCAATGCGCTTGATGGATGTTAAGGGGAAAGACGGCCTCAATGTCATTTTGGGTGTTTCCAAAGAATCCATAGAAAGAAACGTACTGGCTCCAATGAGGGAAGCGCTTGTCGGTGCTTACATTTCCCCGATCAACAGCCGAAACATAGCAAACATATTCGGTGAGCGTGTCTACTGTATTGGTGCGGAAAAGGCCAATCAGGTCAATCAGCTACAGGGTATGTCTATCAAATACTGCTATGGTGATGAGATAGCAAAGTGGAATGAAGATGTATTCCACATGCTACAATCTCGACTTGATAAGCCATACAGCAAGTTTGACGGAGCATGCAACCCTGAGTATCCGGAACACTGGCTCAAAAAATTCATAGACCGGGATGACATCGACAAGTATGTGCAGAAATACACGATCTTCGACAATCCGTTCCTGTCAAAAGAGTTTGTGGACAACCTCTGCAAAGAATATGCCGGTACTGTTTTCTATGAGCGGTATATAAAGGGGCTGTGGGCGCTTGCGGAAGGTCTTATATATCCGTTCTGGGAGAAATGCATAGAAGAGCCGCCAGACCGCCCGGCGGATGACTACTGCCTGTCAATCGACTATGGCACCATGAACGCTTTTGCGGCGCTGATCTGGGAAAAGCACGGAAATAAATGGTATGCAACAAAAGAATACTACTATTCCGGCAGAGAAGAGATAACAGGCACAAAAACGGATGCGCAGTATGTAAAAGATATGCTGAAATTCATAAAGCCTGTATTGCCAAATATCAGAGCGGAAGCCAGTGTATTTTCAGATGCCGCAACCGTCTCGATTGAAACGATAGTTGATCCTTCTGCGGCTTCGTTTATAGCGGCTCTCCGCGAGCATGATTGTTTTGCTGTCAGACCGGCATATAATGACGTGCTAAACGGAATAAGGGACACGGCAAGGGCCATGCAGTCTGGCAGGGTGAAGTTTGCACCGTGGCTATCAAACTGGAAATCAGAAGTGCAAGGCTATGTGTGGCAAGATAGACCAGATATTGACGCTCCTGTAAAAGAAAAAGATCACTTGATGGATTCGCAACGATATTTTGTATATACAAAAAACATTGCGCCGGAAGAAACTATAGAACATTCACTATTTGCGTGAGGTGAAAGACATTGTACACATTCCAGGACTACATGAGAGTGCCGGAGAACGACAGACAGAACTTTGTCCGTTCAATTATCCATGCGCACACATCATCCCCAGAGTATGCTTTTGCTCAGACTGCCGAAGCCTACTACCGCAGACGCAACGAAACAATTATGAACTTCCGAAAACTGCTCTACACAGTCACCGGAAGAAAAGTCCCCGACAACTATTCCACAAATTACAAGCTGAGATCAAATTGGTTCAACTACTTTACAGCACAGTTGAATCAATACCTGCTTTCCAACGGCATTACATGGAAAGAGGAAACCACAAAAGAAGCACTCGGCGAGAAGTTTGACACCACTGTCAAGAAACTCTCTCGAAACGCCCTTGTTCATGGCTGTGCTTTTGGCTTCTGGAACCTTGACCATCTTGAGGCTTATTCCTTGCTTGAATTTGCACCCCTTTTTGACGAGGAAAACGGTGCTCTCATGGCAGGTGTCCGGTTCTGGCAGATTGACCCTTCGAAGCCACTCAGGGCTACACTGATGGAGCTTGATGGGTATACGGACTACCTCTGGAACAAAACCAGTGACGGCAAGGAACAGGGAGAAGTCCTGCATGAAAAGAGATCATACATCCAGATCGCCGTCACCACTGCCGCCGAAGGAACAGAGATTTATGACGGCATGAACTATCCCACTTTCCCTGTTGTTCCGCTTTACGGAATCGAAAAGCAGTCCGAACTTGAGGGGCGGCAGGAACTTATTGACTGTTATGACCTCATCGAATCTGGTTTTGCAAACACGGTTGAAGAGGCAAGCTATATCTATTGGGCCATTCAGAATGCGGATGGTATGAGGGACATTGACCTTGCCAAATTTGTTGAGAAGATAAAGACCCTGCATGTTGCTCTTGCAAGAGCAGGAAACGGAGCAACCGCTGAGCCTCACAGCATCGAAGCCCCTTATGCATCCAGGACATCACTACTCAACGAATTGCGGGAAGCCCTCTTTTACAGCTTCAAAGCATTCGATGCAAAACAGATTCAGTCTTCCGGTGCGGTCATTGCTCAGATTGACGCCGCTTATGAGGCTCTTGATCAGAAGGCCAGTGAATACGAAGACAATATCTATGACTTCCTCTCCGGCATCCTTGCTATCACTGGAATTGACGATACTCCCACGATCACCCGCTCCAAAATCTCCAACACCGGAGAGCAGATACAGAATGTACTACAGGCCGCCGACCACCTCACCGATGATTATGTCACAAAGAAAATCCTCACCCTGCTCGGTGATGGAGACCTTGCCGATGAAATCATCAACGAGAAGGATGCGGAGGATATGCAGAGAATCAACATTCCGACCGACGAGACGCCCCGAGAACGGCCAGAAGAGCAGAACCCTACCGAATACACACAGGAACCTTGAGAAAGCCCGTATCGGGGCTGAGAGGGCGGTTTAAATGGCAGATAGAGCGCATGAGATAACCGATAGGATTATAAAAAGCACTGAGGAACGGCTCCGGCAGGAATATGAACAAGCTGCCGCCGAACTTGAGGATAAACTCAACGATTATTTTCGCAGATTCCAATATAAGGACGAAACTTGGCGGAAGTGGGTGTATGACGGAGAAAGAACGCAAGAAGAATACATAAAGTGGAGAAAGGGACAGTTGGCAGTCGGCAAGCGGTGGAAGCAGATGAAGGAAACCATTGCCGAAGACCTAAATCATGTAAACGAGATCGCACGTGACATCTGCGCAGGTCAGCAGGTTGATATATATGCCATCAACCATGCTTTCGGTACATACCAGATTGAGCACGATGCAGGAATCAATACATCCTATACCCTTTACAACCATGAAGCTGTTGAAAACATCCTTGCCAATGATCCCGAACTTTTACCGCCGCCTGGTATCAGGGTATCCAGAGCAATAGCCGAAGGGAAAGCAAAAAGGTGGGCGAGACAGAAGATCCAGTCAACCATGCTACAAGGTATATTGCAGGGTGACTCAATTCCCGAACTGGCAAAAAGGCTTGCAACCAATGTTTCTGACTCCAATTACAAAGCCGCTGTCAGGAACGCAAGGACGATGGCCACATCCGCTCAGAATGCCGGACGGTATGAAAGTTACAGACGTGCAAATGGTATGGGGATTGACCTAACGATTGAATGGGCGGCAGTCCTCGACAACCGCACCCGACACTCACATCGGCAGATGCACGGACAAAGAAGGGAAGTTGACGAACCTTTTACCATCACAGACGGCGGTCGCACTTTCAATATCATGTGGCCTGCTGATTGTAATTCCTCTCAGTCCAATGCTCCACAGCGTGAAATATGGAATTGCTTTATCGGTGAAACAAATGTAGCTTCCGACAGCGAAATAGTCAGAAGCTACAAACATGAATATTCAGGTGAGCTGATCACGGTAAAGACTGCCGGTGGCGTAAATTTCACCTGTACCCCGAACCATCCAATACTGACAACATTCGGTTGGATTCCTGCGGCAAGATTGCACGAGGGAGACGACCTGCTTGTAACAAGCATCAGTGACAATGCGGTTTTTCCCGATGGAAACGTAAATCAAACTCATCCCACCTTCGAGACAATTCACAAGACGTTTTCTGAACTTGGAACTGTGGATCAGCGTTCCATGAGCGACTTCAATTTCCACGGCGACATTCCCGCATCCGATGTCGAGGTTGTAAGCAAGAAACGGCTGTTGAGGGGCTGTTTCGATACCGGCATTAGTGAGGGCATCAATGAACTCTTGTTCAAAAACGCCAACCCGCTTGTTACGTGCAAGCGCCATTTTATGGCGTGTTTCAGGAGAGTTTACATATCCACGCTTCGCCTCATGAGCCGCCGCCGCAAGGCGTTGACGCTCTTCTGGGGACGTTTGAGACATTCGGACGTACATGGACTCGGAGCGGTTACGGGTGGCAATACCGGCATTCCGCAGAACACGGTAAACAACCTGTCTGCTATGCCCGATATCGGCGGCGAGAGCCTTGACGGACTTGCCGGAAAGGTATTCGCTGATAATATAGTCAGTGTCAACAGACACACGGGGCGGCATCCTCTTCATGTATATAACCTCCAGACTAAAAACGGATATTACTTTGTCAATAATATTATTGACCAATCCGGTCAAAAAAGCAATGGCAATTATGCGATTGCACATAACTGCCGCTGTACCCTGTTATCTTGGGTAAAAGGATTCGAGCACGATATGCAGACTGACTCCGACAAGATGACCATGAGTTTTGACGAGTGGTTACAAGTTGAACCGGGCAAGGAAGAGTTTCTTCCCATCCTCTCACAGTACGAAAAGGGACAGGCGATCAAGATGCAGTATATCAGGGAGTACAAATATGGCTGATAACTTTCAGATCAGGATTGGGGCCGACAACACTGAACAGGCAAAGCAGGAGTTGCAGGACAGGATCAGAAAAGCCCTTGAAGCTATGGGATTACAGGCCGAGTCACTTGCACGTCAGGAACTGCAAAACTCTCCATCAAGGATTGACACCGGATTGCTACGAAACTCCATAACACATGCCCTTGACGGTGAAGCAACAGCCACAAAAACATATTCTGCATCCAATGCCTCAAAGTATAACGGCAAGACGCCGTCGCCCGGCTCCTACTCTGGCACGATGCCAAAAGAGGACAGGGGAGCCGCCGTCTACATCGGAAGCAACGTCAATTATGCTGTTTATGTCCATGAGGGCACCGACCGCATGGCTCCAAACCGTTTTTTGAAAAATGCAATCGAGAACAATATTCAACAGTTAAGAGACATTGAAATTCAAATGTTATCTGACGGTTGACTTGACGGGTCAATGGGAGGTGATGTAATATTGGTTGTGAAAGTTGACGGTAACGCAGTTGCCGCCATTGAATCAATTCTCAAGCGTGGGAACTGCGCTCTCGTCAAAAGAAAAGGCGAGAAAGTGGTTGTCATGGAAGAGAAGCGGAAAACTGTATATGACCCTTTGCCGAATAAGCGGTGAAGGCAGGGCAATCAGAGCCGGATACATGGACAAAGAAACGTCTGTGTGTCCGGCTTTTTGTTTGTCCAGAAACCAAATCGAAGGGCAAGGAACCGCCCCCAAAAGAAAAAGGAGATTTGAAGATGGCACTTTCAAGGCGCATGCTTTCCGCTATGGGACTCGAAGCGGACAAGATTGAGCAGATTATTGAAGCACACACAGAGACCGTTTCCGGCCTCAAACAGCAGATTGCAGACCTCGGTGATGATCTCGCAAAAGCGAAGGAATCCGGCACTGCTGACAGCGAAAGGCTCAAGGATGTTCAGAAGGAATTGGACACCCTCAAGGCTCAGGTTGCTGAAGACGCAAAGTCCCGAGAGGGCAAGGACTACGATGCGCTCAAGAAAGAATTTGACGATTACAAAGCCGACATTCAGGCAAAGGCAGAAAAGAGCGCCAAAGAAAAGGCGTTTCGTGATCTGCTCTCTGACATGAAGGTATCCGACAAAGGTGTCAGCCTCATCCTCAAGTATCAGGGTGTCAACGGAATCGAACTCGATGAAGACGGCAAACTGAAGGATGCACTCGCACTGCGCAAGGCCGTCAAGGAAGATTGGAGCGACTACATCTCCACAGTTGAAACAAAGGGAGCGGACACAAAGACGCCCCCTGGTTCTGACTCCGGCGCAGGCAAAATGACAAAAGCTGACATCATGAAAATCAAGGACACCTCAGAGCGGCAGAAAGCGATTGCTGAGAATCCTGAGTTGTTCGGCATCCAGTAAAGGAGAAAAAACATGGCACAGGCAAATCTTACAAAATCTGCAAACATCATCGCCGCACGTGAGGTGGATTTCGTCACACGTTTCGGCATGAACTGGCAGGACCTGCGTGACCTTATGAGCATTTCCCGCCTTGTTCAGAAGACGCCCGGCACAGTCCTCAAGTCCAAATATGCAGAGGTCACTTTGCAGAACGGCGCTATCGGCGAAGGCGAGGCCATCCCCTACTCTCAGGCAGAAGTCAAGGAGAAGACCTATGCACCCATCGTCCTCAACAAGTACAAGAAAGCTGTCTCCGCAGAGGCGATTGCAGATCACGGCTATCAGGCCGCCGTGGCACTGACCGATGACCAGTTCCTTGTGGAACTCCAGACCAATGTCATGACCGCTTTCACCAACTACATTCAGACCGGAACCCTCATTCGTGCAGCAGGTACATTCCAGGCCGCACTTGCAAAGGCACAGGGCGAAGTCAGGAACAAGTGGAAGAAGATGAAGAGGGGCATCACCGAGATCGTTGGTTTCTGCAACATCCTCGATGCTTACGAGTATCTTGGAGCCGCCAACATCACTGTACAGACGCAGTTCGGCATGACCTATATCGAAAATTTCATCGGATACAGCAGACTGTTCCTCTCTTCCGACATTCCTTCCGGCAAGATCGTTGCGACACCTGTTGAGAACCTTGTTCTCTACTATGTCAATCCTTCGGACGGCGACTTCGCGAACGCAGGTCTTCAGTTCACTGTTGACGGCGAGACTCCCCTGATCGGATTCCACGTTGAGGGCAACTACACCACCCTTGTTTCTGAGGCGACCGCCCTCATGGGAATGGTGCTTTTTGCTGAGTATCTTGACGGCATCGCTGTCGTTGACATCGGAACCGAGACCTACACCGAAGTGGCAAGTCCTGCTTCCGGAGCAAATCCCTCCGCACTTCACTACTTTGAGAAGGCTGCGGATAACACATATTTCCCTTCCACTGACACAACTGTAGTCAGCGGTAAGACCTACTACACCAGAAGCCTGGCAGGAGCGTAAAACATGTACAAGGTGATCAGATATTTTGAGGATATGCAGGACGGGATGCACCCCTACAATGTCGGAGATACTTTTCCCCGTGACGGCGTAGACGCAAATGATGACCGCCTTGCAGAACTCTCCACAGATGCAAATTTACAGAGAACTCCCCTCATCGAGTACGTTGAGGATGAGGCCCCTGTAAAGAAAGCAAGAAGGAAGAAGAAAGATGCTGACTGAACTTTGCCAGTACCTCAGGAATTGGTTCTGTGAAGATTCGGATATTGTTGTCGGCACCATTGTGATTGGGGGCGGCGTTATAACCGCCCCTGATTGCGTTATACAGCAGGGGCAGTACATCAGAATTGTCGGCTCTATCTTCAATGATGGAGTTGTCCAGTACGGTACTGATGAACTTTCGGACGAAACCTTTGAAGGCTCAATCTGGCTTATGAAGGTTCCGAAAGTGGTTCAACAGCTTGCCGAAGATATAGCCGAGTGGCAGGACAAATACGGTGGTATCAACAGCAAAGCAATGTCCCCTTTCAACTCTGAATCTTTTGCAGGATACAGTTACAGCAAATCAAGCGGAAACAGCTACGGGAGCGAAGATGAACCCACTGCCGGATGGCAGAGTGCTTTCGCCCCTCGCCTTGCTCCTTGGAGGAAACTTTAATGTCATTGCTCGATGATGCTTTTGAGGATTGCGTCATACTCGATAAAAGAACACAAAAAGACGGTTATGGTGGCGTTGTAACGACCTATACGGACGGTGCAACCATTCAGGCGGCGATTGTATTCGACGACTCCATACAAGCCCGTACAGCCGTTGTACAGGGTGTCAGGGACGTATATACAATCACCACACGCCGAAATGTTGTGCTTCAGTATCATGACGTGATCCGCCGCCTCAAAGATGGCAAAGTCCTCAGAATCACCACCGATGGCAAGGATAAAGAGACTCCGCAGGGAGCCGGACTTGATATGCGAGTAGTCAAAGCAGAAGAGTTTACAATCACATGAACAATTATCAAGCACTGCAATCTTTTTGGGATATGTTCGGCGTTGACGCCTACGATGAAAACACCTACTTCACGGAGGATGAAATGCCTGCATATCCGCACATCACCTATGAATCGTTCAGCGGGACATGGGAAGCAAGCAGGACACAATCTGCTCACCTGTGGAACCGCTCTGAATCATGGGCATGGCTCAAGGAGAAAGCAGAAGAGATAAGACAGACCATAGGCAACGGAATCATTCTCCACACCGATGAAGGAATCATCTGGTTTCGCATCCCTCAATACTCAACCTTTTCGCAGGTGATACCGAGTGGGTCAGATGATGACCTCGTAAAGAGAATCCTTCTCACCGTAGAGATTGAATTTCTCACAGTTTAAAGGAGAGCAAAATGCAGAAATTTACACAGCTGCCTGCCGATGCTTTTACACATTTACAGCTTAATGCCGGAATCATGGTTGACACGTTTACGCCCTCGACCGGAACCATCGGCAACATCATGGGTGCTACTTCCGGCGGCGTCAACTTCAACTCCAACCCCTCGTTTACGGATTTCGGCGAAGACGTTGACAACTGCCCGGCGAATACCGCTCAGTTGAAACACCTTGATCAGTATGATGCAACCATGAGCGGAACCTTCCTCACCTGCACACCTTCCGGTGTTGCACAGCTTCTTGCCGCCGCAGACGTTGACGGAACCGATACAACGAAGGTGGTTCCTCGTGGTCAGCTTGAATCCGGCGACTTCAAGGAAGTTTGGTGGGTCGGTGACTACTCCGACAAGAACACCGGAACCAATGCCGGATTCCTGGCAATCCATCTCAAAAAGGCACTCAACACCACCGGATTTCAGATCCAGTCCGGCAAGAATGCGAAGGGCACAATGTCCTTCGAGTATCACGCCCACTATGACCTCGAAAACATGGATGATGTCCCCTTCGAGATTTACTGCAAAGAGGGCACCGCAGGAAAAACAGGCGCAGGAGCATAAAGAAGGAGGATGAACGATGGCGAAAAATCTCGCAAACTGCACCCCGAAGGAATTTATGGTGCAGACAAGGCTTATCAAACACAGTGTTGAGAAATGGCTCACTGACACCGACATCATGAATATCAGAAAGACCCTGCCCGACCTGCCGGATGATCTCGATGATGACGAGAAGAAGAAACGCATGGAACAGCAGGCCAAAGAAAACCTTTCAAAGATGTTCGATGCGATTGCCGAAGAGCACCCGGATGAAACCGTTGAACTGCTCGGACTGCTGTGCTTTGTGCCTCTGGACGAGACCAACGACCATCCGATGAACTTCTACTTTGAATCCATCACCGAACTGCTCAACGACCAGTCTGTTTGGAGTTTTTTTTCCTCATTGGTCATGGCGGCTCGGAGGCTTGGGATTACACAGGCATAAACACAGAGTTAATAGAGTTATTGGGGAGAGGCTATATAGTGGAACACTGTATAGCCTCTTACAATAGGCGGACAGAAGAGAGAATGTACCGCATCTACATGACCGATATACTCAACGCACTAAACACCAACTTCGCAAAGTATTTCGGCGGGAGCATGTACAAAGAAAGATATGCTGACTGGATTGATACTGCTCCAAAAGAGAAGGAAAAATCCGGCGATGAAATTGCCGCCGAAATTATTGTGAAGTGGGACCTTAAACAGAAGGAAACGGAAGAATGAGTGTCCTCGACCTGGTGGCGAAGATCACCCTCGATACAACTGAATACGACAAGGGACTGGATAACTCGAAAAGCAAAGCAGGTTCTTTCGGCGAGTCCATCAAAAGTGGATTCGGAAAGGTCGCAGGACTTGCCACAAAAGCCATTGCGGGAGCATCAGCCGCAGTGGTCGGCTTCGGTGCTACATCTGTAAAAACTGGAATGACCTTTGACTCCGCAATGTCACAGGTCGCCGCTACGATGGGCAAGTCAATGTCCGACATGGAAAACGAGGTCGGAACCGTTGACCTTGCGTGGGGAACCTTTTCCGGCAACTTGAGGGACTATGCTCAGGAAATGGGCGCACACACCGCCTTTTCCGCTACTCAGGCCGCAGAAGCCCTCAATTACATGGCACTTGCCGGATACGACACAAATGAGTCAATGGCAATGCTCCCGAACGTCCTCAACCTTGCCGCCGCAGGGGCAATGGATTTGGGTACGGCATCCGACATGGTGACAGATGCGCAGTCTGCTCTTGGCCTCACGATGGCTGAGACAAACACCTTTGTCAACCAGATGGCAAAAACATCTGCCACGACAAATACATCTGTATCACAGCTTGGCAGTGCAATCCTCACCATCGGCGCAACTGCCAGAAGCGTAAAAGGTGGAACAAGCGAACTCAACCAGGTACTGGGTATCATGGCTGACAACTCCATCAAGGGTGCGGAAGGTGGAACACACCTCAGGAACATGATCCTGTCGCTCCAAACCCCTACAAAGGACGGAACCGAAGCCCTTGCCGCTCTCGGACTTTCCTATGCCGACATGTATGACGAAGCCGGAAATCTTCGCGCACTCCCTGAAATTTTTCAGGATATGTCAGCACGCATGGAAGGGATGACACAGCAGTCCAAAGATGCTATCGTTTCCGGCATTTTCAATAAGACCGATTTAAAGGCCGTCAATGCACTGCTCAATACCAATAAAGACAGATGGGATGAAGTAGCAGGAGCAATTGCAACCGCAAATGAAGATGGTGGGGCCGCCGCAAAGATGGCGGCGACTCAGCTTGACAACCTTGCCGGAGACATAACCCTTTTCAAATCGGCCCTTGAAGGTGCTCAGATTGCAGTGTCAGACAACCTGTCACCTGCTTTCAGGGGATTCGTGCAGGAAGGCTCCGCAGGGCTGACGGAGTTTACAGAAAAACTCAAAGCAGGTGATTTGTCCGGTGCCATTCAGGCAATCGGAAACACGCTTGCCGGGCTCGCAACAGAAGTTGTAAAAATGGTTCCCGACATGGTGAAAGCAGGAACACAACTGCTTGCCGGAGTCGGAAGGGGACTGGCAGAAAACTTTCCTGTCCTCATGCAGTCTGCGCAGGAACTTGTCGTATTCCTTTACAACTCCATAGCCGAAAACGCACCCCAAATCATAGAGGGTGGCGCACAACTGCTGTTAAATATCGCTCAAGGTATCGGCGACAATCTCCCTGAGATCATGAACAGAGCAACATCCCTTGTTGTATATCTTGCGGAATCCCTTGTTGCTCAGGCCCCTACGCTTTTACAAGCCGGAGCGAACATGCTCGGTGGTCTTATACAGGGACTTATGGAGAACCTGCCAAAACTCGCAGAATCTGCAATCCGCATGATTGGCTTTTTTGCATCCGGTCTCGCACAGGGTATTCCGCAGTTGCTTGCTCAAGCGCTTCCGATGATTGAAAGTTTCACCGGAATGTTGCGCGAGAATGCCGGAAAAATTGTCGATGCAGGTATGAACCTCATCCTCAATCTGGCACAGGGAATTGCAAACTCAATTCCGACTCTCGTAGAGCACATACCGCAGATCGTTATCAATATTGCCGGAATTATCAACGACAATATGCCAAAAATCCTTGCGACTGGATTGAAGGTAATTGTCACGCTTGTAAAAGGAATCATTAGTGCTATTCCGGTCATCGTAGCCAACATCCCGAAAATCCTTGAAGCAATTATTTCGGTGATCATGGCGGTCAACTGGCTCAAACTTGGTGGAAACATCATCAAGAGCATTGTTGACGGTGTGAAGAGTGTTGCATCTTCCCTGCCTGATATTTTCCACACGACTATGAAATCGGTGTGGGACTTCATCACAGGGATTGACTGGCTCCACCTTGGCTCTGGCATTTTGGAGACCATCGGTCAAGGCATTCTCAGCATAGTAACAAACATTCCCTCTTTCATCGGAGGAATCGCTCAGAGCGCCTTTAACACCGTTGCGGCCATCGACTGGCTACAGATAGGGGCTACCATCCTACAGGGCATTGTGGAGGGTCTCAGCGGCCTTGGAGACGCCATTGCGCACCCCATAGAGTCAGCAGGAAATTTCATCAAGGGAATTTTTGGCGGGGCCAAAGATGATGCATCTGCCAGTATGGCGGAGATGGGAACAAACATTGCGGCCTCCACTCAGGAGACCACTGCAAATCTTGACTCCATCTGGAAAACCTCAAATGAAAACCTCGGCCTGACATTCGGGGAAATGTCCACCAATACCACTTCAATTTTTGGTGACATGAACAATAACCTGCTTACCAATGCAGGGGAGACGGGAACCGGACTTGACAGCATCTTCGGGTCAACCGCTACAGATGCATCCTCGATCTTCGGTTCAATGTCAGCGGATACGACCTCTATTTTCGGGGATATGTCGAACCAGACATCTTCCATCTTCGGGGATATGTCGATGGATGCATCCTCAACCTTCGGTTCAATGTCTGACGATATTTTTTACAGCGCAGATCAGACCGGAGCAGATGTGTCCAATATCTTTGGAAACATGGCAGGGGATACGAGCGGAACCTTTGACGGCATGAACCGTGATACAACCGGAATCATGAAATCACAGCAACAGGCAATCGCCGCCAATGCTATGGCTTCAAAGGACGCCGCAAATGCTCAGTTTGGAGCAATGTTGCAGTCCACAATCAGAACCTTCATGGAAATGCAGAAGCAGACCATGCAGATGATGCAGAAATCTCTTACAGAGACAGTCAATGCAATGCAGGGAATGCAGAGATCAGCACAGTTTTCCTGGAGCCTTCCGATTCTCGGCACAAGCACGATGGGGGATGCGACAAACATTGTATCCGATGCCGTTGACACCATGAAAAGGGCTTTTGATTTCAATTGGAGCCTGCCTGACATCCAGATTCCGCACATCAGCGTCAATTGGGAAAACTTGGGATTTGGTGTACAAATTCCCAATATCTCTGTTGACTGGTGGGCGAAAGGATATGAGAACCCCTACCTCTTGACAGAGCCGACAGTCCTTAGTGGATTCGGTGATAGAGGCACAAGGAACGGAGGCGAGATCGTTTACAGCCATGACAAACTGATGGAAGACATCAGCAAGGCAAAGGGCGGTACTTTTGCCCCTGTAATCAATGTTTACACACAAGAAGGTCAGTCAAATGAAGAAATTGCAAACTATGTGATGGATAAACTGACCAGACAATACCAGAGGGCGGCGAGATATGTCTAATATACTTACAGTCGGTAGCGTATCATCTGCCGACTACGGAATAATCGTCCTTGATGTAAATGACACGGATCTGCCGGGACGGGACTACACGGTAGTCTCCATCCCCGGCAGAAGCCGTGATCTGCACTACGACAATGGACGGTTCAACAACATTGACAGGGTTTATACCTGCTTTGTTGAGGACTCTGATTCTTTTGGGACAACCCGCGACACCATTGCCGCTTTTGTCGGCAGGATCATGCGGCTCAAGGGGTATCAGCGGATCGAATGCGATCTGCATCCTGATTTCTATGTAAAGGGCGAGTTTCGGGGAGAGATGCAGCCCAACTTTGCAAAGACAAAGGATGCAGCCACATTCCAACTGACATTCGACTGTGACGCCCGCAAATACCTAATCTCCGGCGAACAGGAAATCACACTGACAACTGGCACGCAGACCGTGACGAATCCAGGCACGCAAGACTCCTATCCGCTGTTTGTACTGACGGGGAACGGAACGGTGAATTTCGGCAATGATTTTAGCTTTACTGTAGCTGACAACCCCGGCACGTTGGTTCTGGACTGTGAGATTGGTGATGCATACTCACAGTTGGCACACACAAATTACAACCAGTATGTTAGCTTCAGCAATTACCAGATTCCACGTCTTGTGCCGGGAAATAACACGATACAAGTAACTGGATTTACATCCTGCGTGATGACTCCGAGGTGGTGTAAGTTATGATTCCTATTCTTTTTTCAGGGGATGCGGCGACCTTTGATAGCAATGGAAAAGGTCTGCTCTCCGATTGTATTTCGTGCGAAGTTGAGGAAGTCCGTAACGGAACCTATGAATTGAATATTCTTTACCCTGTTGATGGCATCCACTACGAGGATATCAATTGGGGCGACATTATTCTGGCACAGGCGCAGGATGGAAAAGACCCACAGGCGTTCTTCGTTCAGGATATGCGTCCTGCGATGGGCGGAAAGACTGAGATTTTTGGAGAGCACATTTCCTACATCCTCAACTGGGTAGCATCCGCGCCGTTTACAGCGGAAACCGTCAACGAGGCATTGCTGAACATGAAGCCGTCTCTTTACAGCGGCGGCGAGGATACCAACAGGCGGTATGAGCGGTTCGACTACTGGACGGACAAGAGCACGACTGCGCATTTTGAGCACGACACGCTCATGCCTGCACGGTCTGTGCTTGCAGGAACCAGAGGTAGCATTCTGGATGTTTACGGCGGCGAGTACGAATTTGACAACTTCCATGTCAAGCTGTGGCAGAACAGAGGAAGCGACAAAGGCGTCGTGATCCGCTACGGAAAGAACCTAACCGACATGAAGGCAGACTGGTCGGCGGCGGACTCCTATAATCGTGTCATGGCCTTCTGGAAGGGGAAAGACGCAGACGGTAATGACGTTGTGGTAAATGGTACGGGTCGTTGGGGATGGAGCACGCCGAACTACTACTACAGCCGCACAAGAGTCGTGGATGCGTCTCAGGACTTTTCCGAAAAGCCGACATTGGAAGAAGTTAACGAATATGCGCACAGCTATAGCACAGCACACAAAAATGACAGATATACGAAGGACAACATAACCATCAATTTTGTGGCTTTGCAGGATACGGAAGAGTACAAGAACGTCGCAAATCTTGAGCATGTGAATCTGTGCGACACGGTTTCCGTCCTCAACGAAGAAATGGGGATTGAGTATCAGGCAAAAGTCATCCGGACAAAGTACGACACGCTGAGAGAGCGGTATATCGAAATCGAAATCGGTTCTGATGTTCGTAGCACCTTCGGTCAGACACTGAAAAAGGACATCGCAAGCAACAGCGAGGCGGCTATCGCTACGGTTGAAACCAACGTTTCTCAGCTTCGCGCGGCACTGGAAGAGGCAACCGGAAAAATCACCGGAGCAACAGACGGATACATCAAACAGATATTCAACAGCACGGGCGACTGGTCAGAATTGGTAGCAATGAATACCAATGACCCGGCAACGGCAACAAAAGTCTGGCGCATGAATTACGAGGGAATCGGCGGCGGCACGTCCTACGATGGGCCTTTTACCATTACCATGACGCTTGATGGGAAAATCAATGCAAGCCAGATTACGACCGGAGTGCTGAATGCCGACCTGATTACAGCGGGAACCATGTCTGCTAACCGGATTTTAGGCGGCACGCTGACGCTCGGTGGTGCTGATAATGGAAATGGTGTGCTTCAGGTTCTGGATGCAAACGGGAATGTGATTGGAACATTTGACAAGGACGGGCTTTCGGCAAGTGGAAACCTTGTGATGAAAAATGAAAACGTTGTTGTCGCCGCGGGCATCATCGAAAGAGGGCTGACAAACAGAGATCGGGCGCGTGGCTTTGCAATGACATATGTGCATCCAAATACTGGTGATTATGTGACTCAGTACGGGATGTACCCGACGTTTTCCAATTTGGGAAACAAAATACTATCGAACCTCGTTGAGCGAATTTACTCCACTTTTTCATGGAGCAAGACGATTACCATTAACGGAACGGACGGCAATACTTACAGCCTTACATTTTCGTATGACAGCAACGGCTCTTTTACGATAAGAATCCCTGGGATATCGACATACACGATTGAATTAAATAATAGTGTTTTCAGATATAAAAATCGAAACGTTGCCATCGAATCCTCTTCCTCCCGCCGCTACAAACACTCCATCCGTCCCATCGAATCCGAGGCACTTGATCCTCACAAACTCCTGTCCCTGCCCATCGTCCAATTCGAATGGAATGACGACCATCCGCTCCAATACGATGATATGCGAGGCCAAACCATCCCCGGCATCATCGCAGAGGATGTGGAAGAAATCTATCCTGCGGCCACCATCCATGATGCGGAAGGACGGGTTGAATCATGGGACGAGCGGCGGCTGATTCCCGGCATGCTTGCGCTGATTCAGGATCAGGATAAAAAGATAAAGGAGCTTGAGGCACGACTCGCAAAGATAGAGGAGATGCTGACATGATAACAATTAACTCACAGCTTGATATGACGCCCGGCGCAATTCCGGTTGTCATACATCGGAGCCAGTACGACTCGGATTTTTCTATCGTGTTTACGCTGTTTGCCCGAACTGGCAATTTTACGATTGCCTCTGGTACAACAGCAAAGGTGCGCGGCACAAAGAAAAGCGGAACCGGATACAGCGCAGATGCAACAATTGATATTTCCGCAAAAACTGTTACTGTTGCCGGAAATCAGCAGATGACAGTGGCATCCGGACAGAACATCTTTGAGATTGTCCTCTTGAACGGTACAAGTGAATTGTGTTCTGCGAATTTCATTCTTGACGTAGAACGTGCCGCCATTGACATGGACACGATCACAGACGATACCGTGGCGAGGGAATTGGACAATCTCGAACAGTTTGTGACAGATGCGGAGAGCGCAGCTACACGAGCAGAAACGGCGGCGGCAACTTTTGATGTGGATGCCACGCTGACGATATCTGGCAAAGCGGCAGATGCAAAAGCTGTCGGCAATGGGATTCTTGCCACAATGAGCACACTTGCGTCCGAAAACGTTCAGTTGAATACGTGGGTGCAAGGGACAATTAACTCAGCAAACGGAAAAACAACGGACTCTGAAATTAGAGTCAGAAATACAGGATATATGTCCTTTGGCGACAGCATGGTCGCTGTTGTACATCCGGGGAATTTGTACTTCCAGATATTCGAGTATTCCAGCGATGCGACGCCCGCCGCAGATTATTATGTCGGTTCTGTCACTGATGCGCAGTACATTGGTGGAAATTTTGCCTTCAATGTAACAACAGGACACTTTTACAGAGTTGTCGCATCACACGCAGACGGGTCTTCCATCACGCCGGATGATTCGGGCCTTGCGTCCTTTACTGTATCCAAGGTCACGTCTGTCAGCGATTCGATTGCTCAGAGTCTTGTTCCAGTTAATGCGGCGATTTCGGATGTGCAAGATGAGATTGATAATGCCGACGAGAAGAAAAAAGCGGTGGATAACATGTTTACTTCTCATGTCGGAAACTGCGGGATCCTTTGCGCAAAGGAGCATCACTATGTAGATGGAACGTCACCAATTTGTGAGTTTTACTTACTTGGTGATCCTGCAACAAACACGGTGTACTACTCCAAAGATTTGACTGATAAAACCAAACTTTTCACCTTCCACGACAGGCTCGGCTATTGGAGTTTCGGAGTAGACGCCAACAACAACATTATCTGCTGCAAACAGTCGGAATATCTTGCGGATTCGCTTGCACATGATGATTCGCTGAGAATCAATCCGATAGCATATCTTGCATCAGAACATTATAGTACGGCGCATACTGTGGATTTCGGAACAGACATAAAGCCATGCGGCTGGTTTTCATCTGTCGGATTTATATGCCTCAATAATGGGGATTGCCTGATTGCTGAGTATACGCGTCCGGTGGTAGAAACCGCAAATATCTGGAAAATCTCCGGCGATCCGTCTAATGCCTCAAACTGGAGCATCAAAAAGACATTTGCATTAAGCGGCGGTGGAGAAGGGTTTAAACACATTCACTGCGTACAGCAGGATTTCTATACTGGCATCTGCTATTTCGGAACCGGCGACGATGATACATCGTCCCACATTTATTACAGCACTGACAACGGCGACACATGGTCTGTTGGGAAAGAGAACAGCGAGAAATATTGCAGGCTGATTAACTTCGTTTTTGCAGAAAACTGGGTCTATTGGTCTACGGACTCCAACAAAGAGAACACCCACTTTGTGTTTAAAGCTCCACGTCTTTCGAGCGGACTGATTGACTTTGCATCAATCACGGATCTGTTAGAAATCCCATATGTCTCCGGGCTTGCCACGTATGGATGTGTGTACTTTCCGGAATACGGAGCCATTCTCCTTCTGGAACGAGCAGATACAATCAATGTTACAGAAGCACCAGTCAGGGTCTACGACATCAGCACGAACAGCCTGCAAACCGTGTACACATTGAAATCTGTCAGCTCTGGCGGCGCACATCTCGGATTCAGGACGCGTTTCGCAGACTGGTATCCAAAAACCGGTGAAACAAACATCGGATGGCACTTGAGGGGTTCATCCCTCGGTTCTACCGGGTTTAATCCAAACAAGATGTTTGGCAATGTTGGCGTTGGTGATGCATCTAATGATATCAATAATGCACGTCTCAGACTGCTGAAAAATGGAGACAATTATAGCCTTGTAATAGGTACAAGATATATCTAAGGAGGTTTAAATGGTCTACCACATAATTAA